CAGGTGATCAAGCGTGGAGAGTCCCGCTAGGTTGGTCATCGTGTCTCGCGCTTCGTTCAGTATTTAAGAACGAGCTTGTGATTGGTCCAGCGTTGGCAGCCTGGGCAGCGAACGAACTCACTACACGCGTAGCGCCAGCAAACGAGCTTCGCGACCTTGATACACATGATGGCGATGAAGCGCTATTTCCGCATCAGCGCGCCGGTGTTGCTTTCTTGTCAACAGCCCGCAGGGCACTACTAGCCGACGAGCCTGGCCTTGGTAAAACAGCACAGGCTATTCGCGCGCTAAAACAGCTTAGCGAAACAAACGACGGCTCGCTTCCAGCGTTAATTGTCTGCCCAAACACACTTAAGAAAAACTGGAAGCGCGAGTTTGCAAGGTGGTGGCCAGAGGCAAGCGTTCAGATCATTCGCGGCTCCGCTGGCCAACGACGCAAGCAGTTTGAAATAGAGGCCGATGTCTACGTCATTAACTGGGAGTCGCTTCGCTCGCACTCGCGTCTTGCGCCGTACGGGTCGGTTGCGCTTGCTCGATGCACAGAATGTGGAGGTCACGACGAAAAAGTTAGTGAGAACCGCTGCGAAGTTCACTTGCGCGAACTAAATAATATTGACTTTAAGGCAGTTGTTGCTGACGAGATTCATAGATCAAAAGACCCTAAGTCAAAACAGACACGGGCGTTGTGGGCAGCTACAGGCAACGCAGATATTCGCTTTGCACTTACTGGAACACCGATAGCCAACAACGTCTTGGATCTGTGGCCAATTCTTCATTGGCTGTCCCCAAGTGAATGGCCAAGCAAGACTCGATGGATTGATCGCATGGTTGACACGATGATGAATGCGTTTGGTGGAATGATTGTCATTGGCGTAAAGCCGCACATGACAGATGAATTCTACGCAGCAATAAATCCAAGAATGCGAAGAATGCTCAAGGCACGAGTGCTGCCCTGGCTTCCACCTATACTCAAAGAGCGCCGTGACGTGGAGATGTCAACGAAGCAAAAGAAGGCGTATGAACAGATGCGCGAACTCATGATTGCTGAACTTGAAGGTGGAGAAGCCGTAGTTGCTCCAAGTCCGCTTACGCAGACAACACGTTTGCTGCAATTTGCAAGTTCATTTGCTGAAATGACGGTTGACGAAATTACAGGAGAAAGCAGAGTAAAGCTCATTGGTCCGTCATGCAAGGTTGACGCGCTTATGGACGACATCGCAAGCGGAGACTTTGGCGATGACTCCGTTGCAGTCTGTGCCGTGTCCCGTCAGCTTATTGAACTATTGAGCGCAGAAATGACCAAAGCAAAGATACCGCACGGGCTTATCACTGGCGCGCAGGACGAAGACGAGCGCCAACAAGCAGTTGACGATTTTCAGTCTGGAAAGATTAAGTGGGTACTGTTCACAGCTCAGGCAGGTGGCGTCGGCATTACGCTTACGGCAGCGCGTCGGCTTGTAATGCTTCAGCGTCCATGGTCCCTTGTTGATCACAAGCAAGCAATGGACCGCATTCATCGCATTGGTAGCGAAATACACGACTCAATTGTCATTATGGACTATGTCACAGAGGGCACAATTGAAGAGCGTGTGATTGATGTTTTAGATACAAAAGCCGATAATTTTGAGCAAATTGTGCGCGACAAAGCACAGCTTCTTAAAATACTAAAAGATGAGAAAGCGAGTTAGTTATGTCATTTGACGCACCAGCAATGCCGGTGGTTGTTACGCCCCGACCGATAAAAATCTCCAACTCGGAGATTCAGACATTTAAAGACTGTCGCCGCAAGTGGTGGTTAACTTACTACAGGCGCCTTCAACCAAAGACTCAAAATATGACAGGCGCACTTGCTCTTGGAACACGCATTCACGGAGCTCTTGACGCACACTATGGCCTAGGCGTTCCACTTCTTGAGGCCCACGCTGAACTTGTCAAAATAGACAAACAAATTCTTATTGAAAGCTATCGCGACACTGTTGACTTAGATAGCGAAGCCGAGCTCGGGCGAATTATGCTTGAGGGATATCTTCAATGGGTTGAAGAAAACGGTGTTGACGCCGAGCTAGAGATGATCTCAACTGAAGAAATTATCTCAATGCCGATGTTTGATGGTGAGGTAGAGCTTCAAGGAAAGCTTGACATGCGAGTCCGCCGCAAAGGCGACGGTGTGCGCATGTTTCGTGACTTCAAAACTGTCGGCGGTTCGTTTACAGAGTTTGCAAGTCTTGCACACATGAACGAGCAGATCCTTACATACATGCTTCTCGAGGATTATCAAAACAAAGAACTTGGCAAAAATGCCGGAGAACGCAGTGAAGGTGGCATCTTTACAATGCTTAAGAAAGTAAAGCGCACTGCAAACGCAAAGCCGCCGTTCTATGAACAGATGGAAGTCAGGCACAATCAATTTGCACTTCGTGCGTTTGCGTCACGTATTCATGGCACTATCAAGGATATGCTGGCCGTCAGAGGCGCACTTGACGAAGGACAAGATCATTATGGAGTTGTCTATCCACGGCCAAGCCGAGACTGCAAGTGGAAATGCCAGTTCTTTGCAGTTTGCCCACTGTTTGACGATGGAAGCGCCGCCGAACATGCAATAAGCGAGATGTACGCGGTCGCCGACCCGTATGGTTACTACAAAACAGAAGAAAAGAAAGGAAACGAATAATGGGAGAGGTACAACGCTCTTTGACCCTCATGGTCTATGGTGAGTCAAAGGTTGGTAAATCATCGTTTGCGGTCACAGCACCGTATCCGCGACTAATGCTTGACGTTGAAGGAGGGCACCGGTTCTTACCAATCAATGTTAAGTACTGGGATCCGCTACGAGAAGAGCCCCCTGTAGCCGATGGAACATGGGATACATGCGTCGTCAATGTTACAGAATACGACACGGTTCTCAAGGCGTATCAGTGGCTTCAGCTTGGCAAGCACCAATTCAAGTCGTTGATCATTGACTCGGTGTCTGAGCTGCAAGTTAAGTGCATGGACAACATCGCTGGCACTAACCAAATGCAGATGCAGCAGTGGGGTGAGTTGCTTCGTCACATGGGAGCGCTTTTGCGAGACCTACGTGACCTAACAATGCACCCGACAGCGCCACTTGAAGCAGTGGTTCTTACCGCTATGGCTCGACAGGATAAAGACGGCCGCTACCGTCCGTACCTGCAGGGTCAACTTGCAATTCAAGCGCCTTACTTCTACGACATCCTCGGTGCAATTACCGTTGAAGATGTGTTTCCCGGTGACCCTACGCAGGCACCGTACAAAGCACGTCGTATGTACGTTGAACGCACAAACCAGTATGAAGCTGGCGAGCGTGTTCAAGGCAGACTCGGCAAGGTAGTCGAGCAAGAAAATCTCGGTATCGAGCGCATGCTCGACATCGTGTTCGGACCACGTCCGCAAGAAAAAACCAAATAACAACAACAACAACAAAGAAAGAATAGGTAACAGCTATGAGTACCCTCAATTGGGGCGACCTAATCAAGGAAGCAGGCGATACCGCTGGTGGATTTGATCCACTACCGGATGGCGACTATGATCTTCAGATCATTGAAGCAACAGCTGCGGTTTCGCAGTCGGGAAAGACAATGTTTAAGGTCAAGGCACAGGTCCAGACTGGCGCGCATGCAAAGCGTCTTCTCTGGGACAACTTGGTCGTCTCGACTGACAACCCAACAGCACTCGGAATCTTCTTCCGTAAGATGAACTCACTTGGTCTTGGCCGTGAGTTCTTCGCAACAAGCCCAACCAACGCGCAAATTGAAGCTGCAATGAAGAACAAGTCTTTTCGTGCACAGGTCGGTTCGCGTACTTGGCAGGGTCAGAAGAAGAACGAGATCAAGGCTTACTACACTGTAGCAAATGCTGCAACTGTAGCGTCTGCACCTGCACCTGCACCTGCACCTGCACCTGCACCTGCACCTGCACCTGCACCTGCACCTGCACCTGCACCTGCACCTGCACCGCAGGCAGAAGCAGCGCCAGCACCAGCGCCAGCAGCGGACACTCCGCCGCCAGCGCCGTTCTGATCTAGTCAGAACATATCGCTCATAGACGGGCGTGTCTGTCGCAAGATAGGCACGCCCTCTATGATTGAATCGTGATATCATTTACACACGACTAACACAACGGAGAGATTTATGCGCGTAGCAATTCTTGAACCAGAGCCAGGGGTAAAAGGACCGACTGCCTGGGCATTTCGCCTACGATACGGTTTTCAACAACTCGGACACGAGTGCGATGTTGTCTCATTTACGAAAAGTGGAAAGACCCGATCTTCCTGGGGAAAGCCGCAGCCAGGCGGAAGATGGTGGAGTGAGGCACCAGACGTTGTTGTAAAGACCGCGCATCTTGTTGAGACGCTTGACACCTACGACATGATCGTTCTTCCCGAGATCAAGGTGCCATTGCACGACAAAATGGCAATCAAAGAATCTGCAAAAACAGGGCAGCCAGTCCTTCCAGAATATGTTGAAGCGTTGCGTAGAACAAAAACAAAGTGGACAACATCTCTTCATGGTTCGTTCTATCCAGGGAAAGATATTCCATTTGTGCCGCAGCTTCTTGAGTCGCCTTCTCGTGGAGCAAAACTTGTGACAATGAGCGAAGACTCAGCCAACGAAAGCAACGAGCTTTTTAAGTCAATGGAGTGGATGAAAGGCTGCATGCCATACATTCCAAAATTTGACATTGACGCGCCGATAACAAATGACTGGACTGTTGGCACGTCTGGTCGTTTCATATACAACAAAGGACAGCCAGTAGTTGCGTTAGCTGGCGCACAGCTTCCAGAGCACGTGACTGTAGAAATCTGGGGATCGTGCTCAGTAGGGCTTGGTCCGTCGCCAACATACATCGTTTATGAGCAGCTTCGTGACCACTTTGGCGCGCAAACAAAACGCTATGCTCTGCGCGTTGACCCAACGAAAGGTGGCGATGGAAACATCATTACTCCATTTCCGTGGGACGCGCGGATTCCCGGCCAGGCGCTTGTTCGGTACCTTGGAAACTACGTAGACTCTGCTGCGATTGCATCACGCTTTCGCGTTCACATGAACCTTACGGCACACAACTTTGCCAGGGGACTTGTGGAGTACTCGTCACTTGAAGCAGCCGATGCTGGTGCAATGTGCATTGTTCCAGGCCACCTATCTGACCCTCAGTTTAGGATGCTTGTTCTTGACTGGTACAAGGGCTCACCTACGCAGTCGAGGCTTGTTCAACCAGACGGACTCGAGATCATTCGCAAATGCAAAGAAGCATTTGAGCAGTGTCTCGATATTTCAGATGCTGATCGCTTTGACATTGCTAAGCATAATCGTGAAGTGCTTAGGACACGCAACGACCCGCGCAAGAGTGCAGAGGTGCTTATTGAAAGCGCTTTTTCGTGAGGGGCTTGTCTGGCGCAGTTGTTATTGACAACGGCGACGGTACAGTTACTAAGTCTGGTGGAATTCCAGAGCGCACGCGGGAGCAGGGGGAATGGCTCATACAGCATGGAAGCCATGTCTTTCCGAATGTTGTCAGTCTTCTTGATGACGGCTACATCATGGAAAAGCTTGACTATATTGACTACTGGGATATTGACAACTCGTTTGTCCACGTGGCTCTTCTTCGTCATGTGTGGTCTCAGCCTGCCGTTGTTCCACCGACGACAAACACACACAGGCTTCTTAAAGAAAAGATGCAAGCAACAATTGATCATCATCTTTCTGGGCTTATCAGCAGTGCAACTGCGGCAGCTATTATCGCTAACGCGACTGCGGCAGCGGTGGGCGCGTACAGACTTAAGCACTCGCTTACTCACGGAGATCCTACGGCAGAAAATGTTATGTCTCGTGAAGGCTATGGCAATGTGCTGATTGACCCAATTAGGGCAACAGAGGTGGTGCCAGACTCTCCCGCGGTTGACATTGGAAAGATGCTACAAAGTGCGTATGGATGGGAGCACGCCAAATACAACAATGGAATGCTTGCATATACCCACAACGACATCGCAGACATTGTAAATGATGAAGAACTACTCGAGGTTGGAGAGGCTTGGGCCGTTATTCACGTGATGCGCGCAATTCCGTATGTTAAACGGAATATGCCCGAGTCAATGCCTCGCGTAATTGAAGTGTTACATAAAGCTATTGAAAGGGCGTAAGTATGGCAACTTGGTGTTCAGACATTGACGGAGTTCTTGTAGACTCTCGAAGCTTAGTCATCGAGTCTTATAAGTTTGTTGGAATTGACATGCCAATGCAGGCCTGGGGCCACCCATGGCAGACATGGCTGCCAAGCGCAGTTGGCTCACATGAAAAAGCAAGAGAGCTTCATGAGAAAAAGACTGAAGCGTATATTGAGGTACTTCGTGCGGGTGCCGCGCTAAAGAATGCGCTTCCGTTTGCAGAAATACTGCGCGCGCTCGAGCACGATATGCGAGCTCGGGTTTTCTACGTCACTGGTGCAGCAAAAACAACAGCAACGGTTATACTACAAGAGCTCGGGCTTAACGCTGACAACCTGGTTGCGGCAAGCGTTACAACTGACGCCCGCAAGGAAATACTTGAAAGCCTTGACTCGTCTGGAGTGTACATTGATGACAGAATTGAAGGAAAGGGCCCGGCGGAAGAAGCAGGCTGGGATTTTATTTGGGCTAAGCAGGACTGGCGTTGGAAGCAGTAATTCTTGCTGCCGGCCGCGGTCAGCGCATGGAAGGTCTTGCTAGGCCTTTTTACAAGCCGCTACTTGAAATTAACGGTATGCCGCTCGTTGCTTACGCCGTTGAATACGCTTCAGCCTCTGGTGTTGAGAGAGTCACGGTAGTTGCATCTGCAGCAAACTATGACGACATAGGCGCGGCGCTTTCTTCTTACTCAAAATGGGTACGGTTGGTTGTTCAAGAAGAACCAGCAGGGCCAGGGCATGCTACAATGATTGGGCTGTCAGATGCTGCTCACGAGCAGACGATGCTACTTATGAGTGACAATGTAATGGACCAAGATATTGTAGTTGATCTGGCTTTTAACAGTAGAGTAAATCAGACAGATGCAATCGGCGTGAGAACTGTCACGCTCGAGCAAGCTTCTAGGTTTACA